TTGCAACTGAACTTAATACTTTAATAGATTTTTTCATTTTACATCACCATTCCCCATAATTTTTTGTTTGATATCTGATACATCATTTGCTAATGAACTAAAGGCTTTTGCTTGTTCTTCAATGACTTGTTGGTTTTTCTCAATAACTTTTTGATATTGTTCTTCACGCTGTTCATTCTTTTTTTGCGTAGTAAAAAGCATCCACACGAATAACGCTGCGAATGCTCCTTGTTGAACCATTGAATTAAAAATTGCATCCTCCATTGTTCTCATCTCCCCAAAAGAAAAAGAGAAGCGAAATCGCCCCTCTTTGCTATATAAGCTGTATTTTATTCAAAATAAAAAGCCCACTATTGTGCGCTATCCATAATTAAATCTGCTCTTCCATTGTCAGTTAAATATTTATCGATTCTTTCTTTGTAAGCCTTCATTTTGGTGATAACAACTATATACGTATAAACTTCATCAATTACCCGTTGTGCCATGTACTCAGCCATATATCATCACCCCTTTTACCCCATAATCAATTCATCTAAAGCCTTCTGCATTAATTCCATTTGCTTTTTTATTTGTTCTAACTCTGAAGGTTCTTCAGGTTTCGGTTCTTCGGGTTTTGGTTCGACTGTTTTTACCCATTTACCATTTGTGAATATAGGATAATAAATACCATCCGGACAAACTTCTAAAGTACAATTAGGCGGAATATCAGGCTCATAACCAATAATCACATCTTCCTCATAAGGTACTTTAATAGTTTCATATTCTACATTTCGCATTACACAGTTAGGGCAATCGTATTTACTAATCGGTTCTTCTGCATCTTCAGGATGGTTGTAAGTTCCGTCCGCAACTGATTGGTGAAGTTCACAAAGTTTCTCTTCTGTTACAATCTCTTTTATTTCTTCTCGATAGAAGGTTTGTTTTTCAGTTATTGCCTTTTCCTCTAAAGGAATCATTTCAGTGAAATGCCCGTCTTTATCGTAACAATAACCGTACTGTCTAGCCATCAATATTCCTCCTTTTAGTTAAACTAAATAAGTTAATGTGAAGTCTACTCGTTTACCTTTCGCGTTCGTGCTTAGTGCAACTGCTCCTGTAGTACCGTTGATAAATACTTGCACCATTGCCGTTCCGTCTGCTGTAGGTGTGTAAATAGAACGGTTTCCGCCTGTTGGTCTTAAATCAGATGGAAGAGTAGCTACTATTACACCTGTAGCATTTGCATTTAGTGTTACTGCACCCTTTAACTCCACGGTACTATTTCTTCGAATAGTCATCAACGGATAGTTAACATCCGGTCCTGTAGCTTCTGCCGATAGCGGAATAGTAGTTGTGCCGTCTAGTTTCGTAGATAATGCCGCAACTGTGACTAATCCCGTAGAAAGGTTCAGTGTAAGTTCTTTTTGCCAATCGACTGCGCCTGTCATCTTCGGTCCAATTGACCACTTACTCTGCGAGTCATTTATTACAATTGATACACCTTTGTCGGTATTAGCTTGTAATACATGCTCTACATTGTTTCTTAAATTAGTAACGCCATTGAAAGTCATATTACCTGTTGCAGTGTCTCCTGCTTTTTTGAGAACATCGTCATTTAATGCATGTCTGTCCCAAGCGTTCCAAACATTTGCACCTGTCATTTTTCTAGTCCATGTAAATGCACGAGTTCCTGCTAAGACTGTAGCAATTTGTTTAACATAGCTTCTATCGGAATATCGAACAACATCTACATAGAAGAACGCCGTTGTTCCGTCCGGTGAGCTACCTAAATTGTTACCACCATATGAGCCGGGTTTTTGTAGAGAATCTAAATTTTGTCCGTTAATATTGATAGTGTCCCCATTAGGTTGTACAAGTTCCGTGTATGCTTCCGTTTTTTTGACAAGGTTTGTGTTTGATACAACGTTAAATGTATTTGTAGCCGGAGAATAATTCCAAGCACCCGTTTCGGTTGCACCATTTCTTCCAAACCATTCAACTAATCCCGAAGGGTGAAAAACAAGTCTTCCTAGTTGAGTTTGATCGTTGTACCATTGCAACATTTTCGCGCCGTCTTTAGTTTGGAAGTTTAAGTTACCCGTCATAGTATCGCCGCTACGTTTCACGACATCCATTCCGTTCAATTTATTTTGCAATTGAGTTAATTGCGTATTAATCGAAGTCCATCTACTATTAATATCATCTACCAGCCATTGCGCTTGTTGAATTAACTCTTCCAATTCAGAAATATATGGGCCGCTCATTGTATGGCCTGTCATCGCATCAGCTAATGTTACTAGTCCGAAATCTTGTGTTGAAGCCCGTACCGTTCCACCCTGTTCAATTGAGAAATATGATCTTTTCCCAACACCGGCTACACCAAACGTTTCTGGTCTGAATGTATATTCGAAATTACCTTGTGTAGCATTAATCATTTTAACGCCTGAAGTATCACGAACGTATGCGTTGTTTGGTTTTAACCCTTCATAATAAATCGTATTACCAGTTAAATTATAAGGAACGCCACCATCTACAACGAATACATTTACCGTTACGGTCGCTTTATCCCCTTGACGACCTGTTACAACTGCATTTAATTGTGCTTGCTGGTTTTTATTTATGTCCAATACCAGTTTAATTTTCATATTGTCTTATCCCCCCCTCATTAGGATCAATTTTAAAGTCATCTTCTGTTTTTACTACTGAACTTGTATTTCTATCAAAAATACTAGATTTACGTTTAGTAGCACTTCTAAAGCTAAATGCCTCGAATACAGGTTCTTCTTTTACAATCTTAATCTCGTAAGAAAAATCAATATCATTTTCGCTTTCCACAATAAAAAAAGTTCCCGTCCGTTCGGAAACCCAAATATCACCTTGTCCGTATTTGCTAATAAATACATGGTAATTTTCTGTTTCGTTTTGTAAGAAGATAGGAAGATTAATAACGGCTTTTCTGTCCACAGTTGATCCATTACCTATGTGGGTAAAAGTTTCGGACGAATTCATAACACTGTGCATATCTTTTTCAACTGGTTTAGGCGCTGCCATTCTCGCAAATGAAGCTGGTTGTGGCGCATTATCATTAGATAATGTACTGGATATACGAGCGTTAATTATACTGTTACCGCTCATATCTAAAGTAACCCTTGCTCGTATTCTATCCCTGGCGTTCAACTCCATTAGAACATGTGCGTATTCTCCTTCTTTGTAAAGAAATTGCGTTGTCCCTTCATTCGAAATAGTTAACGTTCCTGTCACATCTTTGTCTATTCCGCCTTTAAAACGCGTTCCGTTTTCGTCAAAAATGATTCCCTTGTAAGCAAACAATGTTTTATAAGTGTAGAATTTATTCGCGTCCATACCTGCCCACGCTGTATTTGCATTGTTTTCTCTTAATACAAAGTCCATTCCGGTATCAGAAATCATTGCTAAACGTCTAGAATCGTTCGAGTATAATAATTCTTGCATGTAATTGCTCTCTTTACCTCTAGATTGAGAAGAGAAAACAACTTTACTAGTATTCATCCAAAGATTTTGCCACGCGAATATACCTCTGAATCCATAAGTTGTAGCATTATCAACCACTTCGAATTTCGGTTCATAAAGTTGCGTTGTTGTATCTAATACAGAAAAACTCAAATAACGGCCTGGTTCGATGTTCATCGTTACGCCTTTTGTATTATCGGAAACTCTATATTGATACCCTAATGACCCTACTTTATTTGCATCTGAATCGTAAACAGCTAATTGCCCGAGGTTATTCAATTCCATTCGTTTTACGCCATTAACTTGTGATTGCAAACCTTCTGGCATCATTTTAATAGTGTTACCGTATTCGTTGAAACCTGTTCTAACCATTCCGGCATCAAGTGTACCAGTCTTTATGAAATCCGCTACTATTGACCCATCTTTTGTAATAGCGACTCCATATGGGCCATTTACACCTGTTGATGAATACCCTAATCCATTAACATTCCATTGCCAAACCTTTTTAGCGGTCATTTCACTGTTTGTATCCATGATTAAAATACGATCGGGATATACTCGGACATAAGAACCGAAACCACTGTTAATTAAATTAGTTGCGTTTTCTTTAGCTTGTTCTAAAATATTAGGACCTAGATTATTCACATCGGTTATAATGTCGTCTATGCGACCGTTAGCACTGTTTAAGCCACCTTCTAAATCATTCACTTTTCCATTAGTGGTATTTAGATTCGAATTAGTTGTACCCAATCCAGTTTCTAAATCGTTTACTTTTCCGTTTGTAGTGTTCAAATTTCCATTTGTCGTATCTAAATTGCTATTAGTTGTATCTAGATTTCCATTCGTTTTTGTTAAATCTTCTCTTAACTTCTTTAACCTTTCATCAGCATTGCCCAATCCTGTGTTAATATCAGTTGTTATATTTAAAACGTCATCTTGAATTTTATCAATCTTGTTCGCTTTACTAGTAAATGAATCTTTGAAATTACCGAGTGTTATATCAATGTATCTCTCTTTTACGGGATCATACTTATAAGATATAACTTTAGCTTGAACATATATTCCGTCTTCACTATGATCGACCGTCACCGTATCACCCATATAAACGGATTGCAAAACAGCGAAATTTTTGTATTCTTCCGTTTGGGATAACTCCTGAAAACTAACTCGATAGTTCGCTAAAGGTTGGTCTACATGCTCTTTTTCAAACATTTCACGTGCTTTCTGTCTTAATAAAGCATATGCATCTTCTAATGGAATAGCGTCTTCATCGTCTACATAATCACCAATAGCCGCTTTAACATTTTCGAATGCCACTGTTTTGATTTTAGGATTAACATATTTGTCCACATTAGCACTGGTAACATACTTTTCAGGAAGTAGAAGCCCGTCGAAACCAATAGGCATTATCTTTGTAATAGGACTTTGCCAATCTACACTAGCGTCATATCCTAATAAATCCTTCTTGTGTTGAATGACAACACCACGGTCGCGGCCGCGTTTTTCTAAAATGTTTACAAGAAAATTATCCCTTTTTAATTCGCCACCCCAACGGTTTAAGAAACTGTTATCTTTTCCAGTGTCTAATAAAGCTTCGACTGGATTCATTCGGACTAGACGCGCGTTATTTGACTTGCCAATATCACTGAAGAAATTAAAACGACTAGGATATTGTAGAGCGCCTTTTAATTGAGTTAGTGCCCCTAGTCCTGTTTTACCTACAATGTTTGTATCTTCTATGAAATTATCAATTAAATCGTAGAAAACATGATAACAAAATACACTTACAATCCCCATTGAAGGCGATGGATTCGCTACCCTGAATAATTGTTCACCGTCTGGTGTTGGTACTTGTATCAAACTTTGACCTTTTATATCCAATCCATGTGGAGAGAATAACGGATATTTGAACGATAATACATAAACACCATTTAAATCTTCTTGAACAGTAGCTTCATGAACCGCATCGCTCAAAATACCGATACCATTGTGTGTAAAGTCTGTTTCATCTGGTTTAAAAAGTTTAATCAAACGCATCGTCCCCTAACTTCTAATTCTATTTTAGAGACGGTACCCGTCCACAATATTTCATTTTCACCTTCTTTTAATACAGGAAAATTCCCGATCATTTTATTATTCATTGGAAAACTACCGGAATAGCATAAAAGTAAATCAGAATCGACAACCACAGGATTCACGATATCTTTTATTTGAAAACCAATTCCATTTACATAAACAGTCACAGTTCCCGTCCCTGTAATGGTGAATTTCGGTAAAGAATAATATGTGCCATAGTTCATAACAGTCATTGGCATTGTTAAGTCAATAGGTTGCTCAATAATATATTCGTAGGGATCAGACTTAAATGTAACTTCAAACTGTCCATATTCTTCGAATTGATTATCGATATCGCCAATAGTTACACTTTTGATTTTTCTATATACATTATCGTCCGTAAAAGATAGAGTTTTCGCATTGCGTAACCATCTTTTAACTTTCCTCAACAATGATTTTACATTGTAATCTTCCAATAAATTAAAATTAATCGTGAACTCTACATCTTCGTAACCATTTTTCTTAGTTAAAGAACCGTTTTCCCTTCCTGGAATATCAATAAATTCGACCTTTTCCACTGCGGAAGGAATGGCAGGACGATCCACCATACAAACCCGGTAGTCCGTCCCTAATTTATCGTCTATTCTAATATCAAGCACGTGAAGTCCTCCCTATACCGATATTTAATGATTGACCTTTTTTAGCAAGTGCATCATCAATTTTTTCCACCATTTGTTCGATATCACGATCATTTCTCACTGAAGGATTATAAATATTAATTACAGTCGGTTCAGTAGACATCGTTGCTGCAATCCCTTCACCAATCGCACCTAATGTCTTTTTATTCAATGGTAATACACCCTCCGGTCCTGCTTCACCTGCTCCTTGGAACTGTCCACCATTCATTCCAAATATGGTTGGTCGAGTAAAAATACCGCCTTTTGCACGCCATTGTATACCAATACCAGAAGGATACGTAATATCTTTACCTAAAACATTTCTCGTGCTAGTTTCTAAACTAAAATGTGGCATTTTAGGCATTTCCGGTTTAGGAATCTTTAATTTCAAATCACTGAAAAACCCTTTGATTTTATCAATAAATCCCTTCACTTTATCCACAGCATCTTTTATTGGATCAATAATAAATCTCTTTGCTGCATCAAATTTTTCCTTCGCAGTATTCTTCACAGAATCAAATTTATCTTTAGCTGCGTTATATAAATCAGTAAATTTTTGTTTGGCCTGATTATACGCTTCAACCACTGGATCAATCACATATTTTTTCACTGTATTCCAGGCTGAAAGTGTATATGATTTGATTTTTTCCCAGTTTTGTAATATCCAATTTGCTAATTCTCCAAGTTTTTGTTTCGTTGTATTCCATAAATCTTGGACTGGTTGAATTACATACTGTTTTACCAAACCCCAAGCTGCGGACGTATAGGATTTTATAGTTTCCCATTGTGAATTTAACCAGGAGACTAGCTCACTAACCTTCTCTTTTACAGTATTCCAAGCATCTTGAATTGGCTTTACAATATATTGCTTCAGTAAATCCCAAGCAATCTGTGCCGCGGCTTTTATAAGTTCCCAATTATTACTTAACCAAGTTGCTAGCTCACTAATTTTCTCTTTTACTTCTTTATAAGATTTTTGAATCGGTTCAATAATGTATTTACTTATTGCAGCCCAGGCAATTTGTGTACCCGCTTGTATCAATAGCCATCCTGCTTCTAAAACGGTAGAAACTGCCGAAATAATTGGATCTAAGACTGTAAGTATCGTATTCCACGTTTCTTGCCATTTTTGTACTAATGTCCCCCACAATTCAGATGCGGTTTCGACAATACCAGTCCATAGATTACTAAAGAACTCACCAATAGGAGACAATATGCTATTTGCTAATTCTAAAAATGAAGACCACGTTTTTGAAAAGAAATCATTAATACCAGTCCAAATTTCAGATGCCGTATCAGAAATCCCTGTCCACAAGTCACTAAAGAACTGAGCAATTGGTTCGAAGAACTCATTTACCATATCTAAAAAAGAAGACCAGGCATTTGAAAAATAATCCACTGTGGCGGACCAAGCATCTTCACAAGTTTGAACTATACTATCCCACAATTCACCAAACCAATCTTTAAATTGTGACCACTTTTCAGAAAGCCAATCGGTTATCTGCCCCCAATTTTGTATTGCCCAAATAACACCGGCTATTACAGCCGCTACTCCAGCGATAACACCGATAACTACACCAAGTGTTGTACCTAATACACCAACCGATGCTACGACCACTGCAATGATTGGTGCCAAAGTACCGACTACAGCTACTAATCCAGCAAAAATAAAAGCAAAGTTTTGAATTGGCCCTGGTAAGTTTGTGAACCAATCAACTACCGATTTAATTCCTTCTACTACTGGTGGCAAAATATCTTTAGCTAATTCAGCAAGTTTCTTTCCAACGGGCTCTAATGCTGCTTGAGTTTCTCTTAATGCTTTTTGAAATTGCTGTCCTAAAGATTCTTCTTGAAGCTTTTTCATTTCATCCATACGACCATTTACATCACCAAGACCACCATTCACATCATTTAGACTTAGAACAGCTTCTGCACCCATGTCTTCCCATTTGGTACCGAATAACGCTACACCAATCTGGTTTGCCTTTACTTTATCATCCATTTTTTGGAGGTCACCTAATACAGCGTTAAACACATCCGCTGCGGTTCCTTTCCCTTCATTGAATGATTTCCAAACACCTTGAGTTTCTTTGGATAAATCACCAAATCCTTCAGCGACGCCTTTAGATCCATCTTGTACACGAATACCGAATTCTTTCACAAGGTCATTAATGTAATCGAGATTGTATGAACCGCTTTTAGTCCCATTCGCAAGAATGGTGAACATTTCTTGAGCACTAAAACCACCTTGTTTGAATAACGGTGCATATTCTGAAAGGTTATCAAACAACTCATCCGAGTAATTTAGGCCTTCTTGAGCACCTGCAGCAAGCAAATCAAAGGTTTCCTGTGTAGATAAACCAAACTGTGACATTAATTGTCCTGCACCACGAGTAGCTTCATTTAAATCCACATCATAGACCTTCGCTAAGGTTAAAACATTTTCAGACGCACCTTGTAGTTCTTCATGTGGAACATCTCTCATATTTTGATAGACTTTTATAAGAGCCTGATCAACCTCTTCAAGACTTTCACCAAATCCCTTTTTCCACACATCTTTTGAAATCTTACCGAGATTCTCTGCACCTTTTTGAGTTAATCCTAATGAAGCTTGTATTTTCCTTTGTGATCTATCAAAATCTATCGCTATACCTACAGTCGCTTTACCAAGCTCAATTAACTGTTGTGACATTCCTTCTAGCATTTGAGTGGCTTCCATCATATTGTGCAAGTCTAATTTCTTTCCTAATTGCTCCATACCCTCTGCGGCTTGCGAACCACTTTGACCAACACTATGTAACGAATTCTCAAATTGCTTCAATGTAGTTTTAGCTTGATTTAGCTTTGTCTCAAGTTGCTGTACTTCTTTAGAATTTTCACCATATACTTTCTTAGTTGCACTCAATTGACGTTCCAGATTACTTACAATCCTGCCAGTCATTTCTGTTTGTTGATTCAACTGCCTTTGAGCTAAACCTAATTTATCAGCTTCACTGGCGTTTGCTCCTAATTCAGTATTCTGTAATTTAAAAGCGCTTGTTAATCTCTTTTGCTCAGCTTCTAAATTCTTTTCACTTTGCTGTAAAGAATCTAAATCAGCTTTTGCTTTTCTAGACTTGGTTGCCTGTTCTGAAAGGCCTTCATTCGTAGTTTCTAACGAATTCTCGAATTGTTTTAAAGTAGTTTTAGCTTGGTTTAAACTCGCTTCAAGTTTTTTCACTTCTGTAGAATTCTCACCATATGCACTTTTCGCTGCACTCAATTGTTGCTCTAAATTGTTTACGATTTTATCCGTCATTTCCATTTGCTGACGTAATTGTTCCTGCGCTAACTCCAATTTATCGGATTCACTAGCATTTCGACCTAACTCAGCAGTTTGGAGCTTAAAGGCGCTTGCTAATTGTTTTTGCTCTGCCTCAAGCTTTTTTGAGTTCTCTTGTAAATCAAGTAATGTACCACGTGCTTCTCTTGCTTCAATTGCTTGTTCTGAAAGACCTTCGTTTACTCGTTTCATTGCATTATTTAAAGAAGTTTCAGCACGTTCTGCATCAAGTAACTTACCGTACATTTTATTAAGTTGTTCTGCTGTCGTATTTGTATCTTTAGACATTGCTTGGTATTCAGAACGCAACATGGCTGTACGTTTTTTAGCAGCTTCCATTTGAATTTCTAACTTCTTCTTTTCAGCTGCTAATTTATCAGTCGCTGTTGCATCTTGACCCATTGCGGAAATATGATTTTTATATTCCTTTGCTGCATTATTCATAACCATATTAATTTGCTTCAATGTCTGAGCATACTGAACTTGTCCATCCATCTTGAAATTAAGAACGACATTTCTTTCCTTATTATTCCCTGCCATTTTCTCACCTCACTTATCGGAACGGAGTTTGATCTAACGTGTAAATTTGTTTTGGCTTCTTCTCATTCAAAGCATCTGGGTTGTTATATCGTAGATGCATAATGAATTGCTTTAAAAAATGATTAGGAGTGATTTTCCAAAAGTCATCCATGCTTAATCCCAGCAACGTATTACCGACATAAAAATAAAAATCCCAATCCAATTCGGACTGAGATTCTTCATTTTTATTCAGTATGTTTTTTACTTTTTTTCTTGATTCAGCTTCTCCATATCAGAGTTTTGGAAAGTTTGACCTTGGAAAATGTCCATTACAACTTTGAAAACATCAGGTAAATCATACATAGGTATTGAATTTTTGATTTCTTCAGGTGTACATTCAGTACCTCCACTGCGGACCATCGCATAAATCAGCGTACTCATTAACTTAATTTCTTTTTCACCTAAGCTGAATTTTTCTTTCGCCATCATTCCATTCAATTCTTTTTCGAATACATGATAATCCCCACCATATGACTCTTCCACATAAGGAAATGAATCCATTGTGAAAATCACAGGAATTTCCACCTTCTGTATCTTAATTTTATTTCTATTTATATCAACGTTAACTAAATCGCTTAAACGCGCCATAATATCACTCCTTATTGTCCTGTAGTTCCACCAAGTTGCGCTAATTGAGATTCATCGCAAATAACTTGTTTTAAGAAATCAGTAACTTTAATTCCTTTCGCTTCTGGATCACCAGTATCTAATTCAGCTTGTGTAACATCATTAAATAACAATGGATCTGCTGTAATTGTGTAAGCAACGTCGTCCACAGTCATTTCATCACCTTGTGTTTTCCAAGATTCTTCTATTGGAGCAACTGTACATTTTGGATACCAACGTAATACTTTTGTTCCATCATTCAGTGGAAATACAACACCTACTGCAAACTTTGGATATTCTTTCGCCTTTGCAGTTTCAAAAGACACGCCTTTTTTACGTGTTTTTGCAAAGATTTTATCTTTTACTTCACGGTTTAGACCGGCAAGGTTAAACGCTAGTCCGAACGCTGTATTTTTTACGATATTAATGATTTTTTTATTAGAAGCCCACTTTGTAAAGTTTGTAGAAGTAGTGGAAATCGTCAAATCAGAAATATTTGTTTGCTTATAAATATCCTCTTCATAAGTAGGAAGTGCATCTGATGTTTCAGCGCCTTCCATCATGCATAGATATAACTCTTCAATCCCTACGGAATATTGAATCTCTTTATTTACGACTGGCATTTCTATCATCCTCACATTCTATCTATTATTTTTTGTGCCATAATATCGGCAATTTTTTCACCTTCTGCATCGAAAGTGTTTTGTACAAAGTGTTTTCCTTTCACACGGCCTTTGCCATTTGCTTTTTTATGGCCATGTTCAACTAAATACCAATACCATGACGCATCCTCAAATTCCACAGATACACGATCATTTTTTATGACAACCTTTAGGCTATCTCTTAAATGTGTTCGCTTGTTTTTATTGGATGCTTTGATTCTTGGTTTTAATTTACTCGCAAAATACTTTGCTGCTTCGTCCAATACATCCAGGCTTACTTGTTTATCAACCCTTAATAATGTATTGATATCTTCTAAGGCTTCAGCGAATCCATTATTATTTGAAGCCATTACTGAATGCACCTCACATACGTTATAAACTGCGTGATAGTGTCGTCGTTTTCGTCATAACCCATTCCATCGAATTGAGAATAAGACACGCCTACATCGTTAAAAACAGCCTTTAACGGCTCGTAATCTTTTTCAGTACCATTTGTTATAACAGCAATCTGATAAAGCGGCATATCTTTTAGGACCTTATTAGAAGCCCTCTTTTGTTGCTCGTTCACAAATTCATAAACAATGTATGGGTATTTTGCCGTTGTAGGAGCTTCATCACGATATACTGGGATACCTGATTTTTTCATGGTGTCTCGTAACTCTTGAAAACTAATTTGCATAAGATAGTGACACCTCCATTAATCGGTCTTCTTCTTTTACATAAATGCGTTCAATATTGTAAATACGGCCAGCAACTTTTACACGGTAATCCTTTTGATTGTTTTCAATCTCCCGATCAATACGAACTTCAATTTTCTTTACAATTTCATTCGTATCTTTCGTTGTAAATTTGTCAGTGGCCGTAACTCCAATATTGTTATAACGAATCTTCCGTTCTAATGGATATCCCATAATAAGACGGTCTGTTTCTGGATCAATGGTCTCCCCTAGTTTAAGTAGCTCACCCATCCATCTAAGTTTATTTGTCTGTCTCTTCATCGACATAAACCTCCTGGATAAAGAAAGGAGTCATTGCATCAAGTGCCTGACCTAATTCTTTTTCAGCGACTCTGTAATCGTAGAAAATACCGGCGACCATAATAATTAGATATTCGGTCTGTTTGCCTGTCGCATTCTTTACATAAGTCTTTGCTTGAGTGATATAAAAAGAGAGCATGGTTTCATCCATACCCTCTTCCCAATGAATATGAGATTTTAATTTCTCAATTAAATCATCCATATTAAGCTCCAGTAGAAGCTTTTAAAACGTACTTATAAACTGGAACTTCAAATGGTGAATGAATGAGTTGTGCATCTAGTAAGTTCCAGATACGGAAACCTACACGATTTGTACGTGAGAATAACTCAACTAGCTTTTGCACTTCTAATGATCCAATGACATCTTGAATATAGAATTTAGAAAAGTCACCAAAGTAGAAGACTGGCGTATCTGGTTCGCCTGTAATGTCAATTGCATCTTCTTCCTCAACAGGGAAGCCTAATAGCGTATAGCCAATTCCACCTTCCGCTTGATTAAATGGACGAAGTAATGGGAAACCGTCATCTGTTTTCATTGTTTCGATTTTAGTTAATGCTGCTGTATTTAATACCCATCGTGCTTTTTTACGAACTTCTTTAACAGGTGTATTTTTCATTTTTACTAATGCATCATAAAGATTTTTTTCATCCGTTTTAAATTCAACGGCTTTCTTTGCCAATGCACCATCATTTATGTTATTAGCTTCATCGCCATTAACCATATATTGAGTTTCTTTACGAACATAAGCTTTTTTCAGTTCGTCCATAACGATTTGTTCAATCGGTAAACCTGTACGTGCCAATAACTTCTTCGTTACTGTAGCAAGTGCATCAAATTCCGTTGGTGATAATTCGATTTCATCGAACTCGATATCCGTTTCTGGAATTTCATTATTTGTTCGCTCATTTTTATGACCTTGTGCTTCTGCCTTTTTAACTAAAACAGGATACTTAATATTTTCTTTTGTTTTTACTCCTGTTCCTAATCGGCGTAAGAAGTTTTCTTCTTGTGCATACGTAATAATTTCTTTACTTAAGAAATCTGGAATCGTAACAGAACCATTACCAGTAACTAACCCTAATGAACGGGCTTCTCTCTCATCAATATTACCAACAATATAATTAGCGAAAGCTGAACGAGTTTCCGTTTCTTTGTTTTTAGAAGATTTATGACCTTTAGTAGAAAGACCAGTTCCAATAGCTGCCATGATTTCAGAACGCTGCTCTTCTGACAGTTCAGTTTTTGCATCTGGATCTTCTTTTGCGGCTGGGTCTTCTTTTTTATTTGGATCTTCTTCTTTCTTTTTGTCCGGATCTTCTTCTTTTTCGCCTGCTTCTAATTTCGCAATTTCATCAGCAAGAGTTTGGGCTTCTTTTGTTAATGCTTCTACTTCAGCCTTAACAGCTGCTAATTCTTCTGAACGAACTTCACCTTTTTCAACTTTACCTTGTAATTCTGCTAATCGAGCTTTATTTCGTGCTTGAGATGCTTTTAAGATTTCTTTTAATTTCATGTTAATTGTCCTCCAGAACTTTTTTTATTTGTTTGATAAGATTGTTTCTTTCTTCCGTATCATCTTCCACAATTGTTTTTACAGCTACTTCTGTACTTCTCATTTCAATCATGGTTGCATTTTCGCCCCTGGTTTCAATAGAAGTCGCAACATAGGCTGGTGTCATATCTAAAATAGAAACTTCTAAAAGCTCTAGTTCTTCAATAGAACGCTTTTGAACACCAGATTCGCCCTCTTCCCATGAATCTTTTTCAGAAACAAAACCAAATGACCAACCACGCAATTCTTTATCCTTGGCTTTTTGAATCACTTGTTCATCTGTAACCGTAGCAATGGCTCTTAAACCAATATTGTCTTCATACAATTCCAGATTTCCGTTTTCAATAGAACCAAGTTTTCTAGTTTTATCATGATTAAAAAGCAAGTCCACATTCTTTGCTTTCTTTAACGCTTTTTCAAACGTCTTTGGGACAATCTTCTCTTTGAAATATCCTCTTGGTGAAGGCAACATGCGACTTTCTCTGTCCACAACATTTACATAACCATCAAGTATGACTTGATTCCCTCGGACCTCAATTTTCATTCTCTTCACCTCCTCCCAATGAACCATCCGCCGCTTCTTTCTTGCCAATTTCAGTTAAATCATTTGAAATATAAATAGCTTGTGATTCCTTTGTATTTTGTTTAGGGAATCCGAGCATATCAGCAACGTTGTCAGGTGAAGTAATGGCTGTACGCACAAGGTTATAACCAATATTTGTCTTGTTGCTATAAGTAACAAAATCAAGAATATTAATTTTGAATTTAATTCGTTTTCCTGAATTCTGGCCATAAAAAAGAAGACTCAAATGGTCTTCGAAATTTTTCATTATAGGTCTTACTGCTTTGTTGTGGATATACATCATTGCTTTTTCAATATCTTCTTTGATTAACTCTGTGTATGTATCCACATTTATGCCTAAAAACTTGCCTAAGTCTTTCTTATATACATTTAGATATGCCAAGGTCTTTTCGTCGTCTAGCGGGCTTTTAAGCGTGTCAATTGAGTACCCTTTTCCAAGTGGAATCATTTTTACAGACCTTGCTTCATCGATTGATTCCAGTTGATCTAAAATTGCATTGATTAACTTTGACTGTGCACCATTCTGTGGATTGATATGGGCATCCAAATTTAACAAGAATGCTAATAGTCCACCCTTTTTATATTTGTCAGTTAAAGTTTTCTCAGCCGACATAACGCCCTCGAGCGTATCTCTTCCCAAATCAAGAAGACCTTTTCCTCTTAAATGATCTGCACCAATATTTTTCACATGACGAATCATAAAAGAGGGAACCTCGTGACCACCAATATTAAAATGCTCTACCAAATTATCATCTAACTCGGTAAAAACATTTGAAGCTAAATGTATTTGAGCACCATTTAATATTGGGAATGTTTCGCCCTCGAGTAAATAGGTATTAGTCATTAATTTAATGAACTCAGATTGTGTTAGATAATTGTTAGGATTCCTTAAGATTCGAAGTGCAATATCATCTTTGATTTCATTACCAAATTCATCTTCCACAATAATATCAGCCAATACCATTTGATTACTGATGTCTTGCAACAACTCGTAAACATCGCTAGATTGCAAGATGTTTGAATCTGTAACATATACACCGCCGTAACGAATGCTTTTTCCTAAAACATCATCGAGGTAACCGCGCTTTTCAGCTTTTTTAAATAAGTAATTTGAAAACCTATCCCTTAAACCCAATTTCTCACCGCCTTTCAAATATCTCCCTACTTACAATATATCTTTATATGCTAAAATTAATTGTGGAAGGAGGTGGATATAATGGATAAATTTTTATATCACAAAGAGAATATTAAGAATTTCGTTTCAACTTCGGTATTTAACTGTAAACATATGTATCGTTTATTAAAGAAAGAATTAAATGATCAAAAAATAAACGAACACGCTTTATATGGCTATCATTCCATGGCTTATTCAAGCTTTATGGCAATGAAATCTTATTATCTTCAAAACGATGAATTATCACATTGGGAATATGATAGTTTCATTGAAAAGTTTGAACAATTTAGTAGAGAATTCATTAATAGTAGAGAATCAGGTCATAGTATGCAATGGACTTTTGGATACTACAATGAATTCATTGAAGCTTATAATGATTTAGCATTATTACTAGAACTTCATCATATTGAAGTTCCTAACTAACTTAAAATATGGAGCGATATTTTCGTTCCATATTTTTAAACAATCATATAACCTACAATTTGAATTACATTGTTATGTTTCAATTTAAACTCGTCGTCATAAGTATTGATATAATAATCTGCCTTCGATACAGTTTCTTGAGTATTTGTAATTACTTCAATTGCGCCACTCGGTAGCTTTACTGCAACAGAAATAATTTGTGGTGTACCTACCGTTTTTACTTCTTCCATAAATTGTTCTTTCAATTTCATTACTTAACAACCTCCCAATTCTCAGCGAATAATTCAATATTCGTTTCTTTCCATGGAACTCTACCAAAACGAGATTCTACATACAAATATGGGGCTGTCATTTTACTGTGTTCATCAGGGAATTGAGCACGAATTACAACATCTTTACTCCATTGTGATAATCGCATCCCCTTACCTTTTTTCACTTCTTCAAACGCTTGGCCAAAATTCATTTCTCATTCGCTCCTTATCGATAAATATCACCAATCAATTCATCCATACCCTCTTCAGTTATGCTATCCATAACCATCATCGTTTCTTTATGAGCACATAAAAAAGCAACAAATCCATCAATCTTCTTTTTGGACTGTCGCTTACTTGGGGCTTTCATTCCATTGATATTTGTTACAACTACAACGTTAAGAGCGCAATAAACAAACAAAGGATTATCGGTCATTATACGTTTTTCATAAATAAGTATTTCTGAATCATCCATCATCGCATTCATAACATTAGGGTACTGGCCTACAGAAATGCATTCAAGACCAAGATTCTCAAGTTTTTCAATTAACTTTTGAGACATCGCTGGATCATAGTTTATTTGTTGTACATCATACAAATTTAAGCATTCCACAATATAATCCATAACCTGGTCTTGGTTTATCATCTTGCCATCACAAAAAGTAACAAAACCACGTTCAACCATATCAGTATATGGAACATTATCTTCTTTTTCACGATGTTCAATATCTTCATTAGGCACAAAATACATTTGTTTAACTTTTAGAATGGATTTCCCGTCTTCGGTATAACCAGCGTTAGGGAAATTCAAGCTAACACATGTTAAATCAGTTGTTTTCGATAAGTCTAGGCCGAGGTAGCAAGTTTCACCTGTTAAATCACCCAGCTCTTCCACAAGAACATGCTCAACTTGTCCTTGTTCAAAGAAGTTCTCAGCTCCATTTACGAATACATTCAAATGTTTAGAAAGGAATTCGGCTTTTTTATGTGCTGAACGTGATGCGGAGATGAATTCTGTTTCAAGTGCACTCATCGTTACAGAAACACCAATATTCGGGTTAACCATCGCCCAAACATTACGGTCTGTCCAATCATAATTCTTGTTAGGTTCGTATATCATGACGAAACTTGAATCATTATCATCACGTTTCAATACTTCTTTTGCTTCACGATATACTCGCATACCAACCGATGAAGAACCTTTACCAGCCGTACTGATATTAAACATAATCGGCTCAGCACGAGAAACCTGTGCTGATTTAAAGTTATCGTACTGATCCATATTTTCTTGAGCATGAAGCTCATCATTTAGAATGAAGTGTGGATTGGAACCCTCAATGGATTGAATGTTTTTACTCATTACAATGAATTGGTTTTGATAAGCTAAATCATCACGAATGTAGTCATAAGTCACACTAGAAATGGTACCTTTTGGACCTTTATATATATGTGAGCAATCCATTAATACATCATGGTTCATAATTGTTGCTGCAAATGGCTTTGCTGCATATTGAGCCTGGTTAAAATCACTCGCACAACAATAACAATCGGCACTAAGTACGCCTTCACCGTACATCGCATAACCAAGAGCACCAACACCGATTAAAGTTTTACCATTCTTCTTAGGAACCTGAATGTAAGCTTCACGAGTAACTCGGACAATTTGTCCTTTTTCATTCTCATGAACCCATCCATAGATCCAGGAATAAGCAAACTTCTCCCAATCCTCCAGGATAAAAGGTTGTCCAGCTAAATCACCTTTAGTATGACGGACAAACGTTTCAACCCAATCCATCATTTCATTCGCTCGGTCCACATCGAACCAAATATCTTTACGCTTTTTCCATTTATAATAACGATCTACCATTGCTTTGATAGTATCGGGATATTTTTTAGGATTCTTTCTTACTTGTTTTGTATAAATATCTGCATAATTAACGCCACGTTCAATCATGTAGCATTCCGCCATTTCGAACGATGTTTATCTAATGGACTTACTGTAGCTTTTGGTTTCTTCAATTCTTCATCCTTTCTTACAGAGGAACCGCCAGTGATTTGTCTGCCTACTTTGGCTCTGTTTGTAAGCCCCAATAAATCTAATGCTTTGGTTTTTTTATCGGCCCATGTTTCTACTTGTTGCGCCAATGGGTGCTTTGAATTATTTGTGGCACCTGCTTTATTGGTGTGACGCTGAGTAGGAGGAAATCCTTTCTCTTTCCATTCGATAAACATCGTCATGTAAACTTCGAAAATATCTAAATATGATTCAATTAATGGATCTAAAGTAAGGGTGTAAATATCTGCATCACGCATGATTTTTAATATCCGATTTTTCTCAGCTTCCGTTTTATCGGCCACAATTTTTTGACGCTCTTTTTTCGTAGACATTTCACACCCCCCTTTATTTTTTTAAAATGTTGTCTAACGATAGAAATGCCCCCTACGCTACCTATCCTCCCCAGAGGACAAATTTTAATTTTTGATAGGGGGGCTTCCAAAATAACTTGGGAAAACTTTTTTGGGTTTATCTTCATTTTCTTCGATTGTATGACAAACTGGACAAAGTAACCTTAAGTTATTCTCTTCTAATTTAAGTGTTTCATCTTGTTTAATTGGTATTACATGATGAACATGAGCACTTCGACCAAAGACGAACCTTCCACATCGTTGACAGTAGCCATTCTCTCTTTCATATACCTTTGACCTGACATACTTCCATGCATCAGTGCGATAGAATGGTTTGTTATCATGATGATAGATGTTCTTCTTATCTTTCTTCTTCCTTGGTTTGTTACGCTTATGTTCCTCGCAGCAACGACCTTTGTTTATCTTGTTATGGCAGCCGTTAAAGTCACAGTACTTCATGATAGTAATTCAATGATGTCTTCTTTCTTTTTAACATCAGCTGGAATCTCAATACCCAACTCATCAGCATACTTACGTAACTGTTTCACTGTCATGTTACTTAGTACTGGTACTTCACTTACTACTGTTGTGTCAGAACCATTTGCCATATCTACACCAATAAGCATACTCTCAGGATTAACAGTTACTAAAAAGTCAGGGTCTACATTATGAGGAACAAATAGACTCTTCTTCTTTTCATTATCCCAGTACTCTGTACCTGATATTGTTTTTCTAATTTCAGTAATCATTTACTCTACACCACCTATGTAATTTTTACATAATAAAAGAGCAACCATGCACCATTTGCTCTTCCGTCAAAACCTTATGTTATTACTATAAATCAGTTTTTCAATAGTTAACATGAACTATTGTGAACTTAATATTTTATTAACTTAGGTTTTTAGCATATTCAATCATACGCTTTATTTGCGAGTGTTTATTATAAATATAACGTGGACTGTAATCTAACTCTTCCGCTATTTTTTCTAATGTCATACCTTCTACATATTTTTTATATAATATCTGATTATCTAATCCATTAAACGTACAAATCAGTTTTTTCATATCATATACGTCATTCATCTTGTGTGCCAGTTCATACTCAAGTATTTCAATTGTATCTTCTACTTTTGCACCATCTGAATCAGCCGTCAAACGTACATCACGCAAGTCACCACTGATCCATCTTCCTAATTCTTTTTTCGAACGTTCTAATTTATTTTCAAGATATAGCACATCTATTTCTAACTTTTGAAAGTCTCTTAACCATTCAGCCATGCATAACCATCCTTTTTAGAGTAAAATGCGTAACCTACTGTAACCATCTGTAACCGCCTTGAACCCTTGATATGACTGAATTCATAGCACTTTCAAACTCCCACGGTTACGCATTTACCCCCTAAATTTCTTTTATATATTTATCTTTTCATTTTTTAACTATATATTTTAAAAGAAAGTGATTTTCACTGTAACCCTGTAACCACACCCCTTAAACCCTTGATATCACTAGGTTTTAAAGGTTACAGGTATCTGTAACTGGTTACGCATTTCACTGTAACCGAGGTCTATTTTTACCATATATTAGTGTGAATACAGTGTTTTTTGTGACCAAAAACGGTCAAATACCCTATGTTTTTGACCGAAAAAAGTCACGATGTTAAAAATTAATCACTAATGAAGATTCTTTTACTTTTTCCATCTACTTTTTGAACATGTGATTTATAACCAAATAATTGCGTTACTTGCTTACTAAAATTCACATTACTCACGGATTGAAAACCATTTTCCGCACAATACACTTTATACTGCAGATAAACATCACCGACTATAGCACGTTCCAATTCGACATCCTCATTATTTACAAAACTAATAATCGGATTGTTTTCTTCTTGATATTTAATCAATTCATCTTCAACCGCTTTTGATTTCGTGAATTTCTTTTCAACTAACAATCGTTTTAAGCTTTTCAATGCAAGGTTCAATACATATTGCATCGATTCATCACTTAGCAGCTTATCAGTGATAAACGGATCATAATCATCATCATTCGGTGTAAACTTTGCTTTAAATGGAACAATTTGAAGTCTTCGCCCTAAACCATCACTAAAATCATTAATACGCGGCATTTCATTTGCACTAAAGATTAACTTTGCATAATTCGTAAAGTCGAATGGATCCTTACCCTTTCTTTCTACGTTTAATGTTTCACCAGTAGAAAGTTTCTTAAATATCGATGATTCTTTAATATATCCTTTACCAATATCATCACCAATGTTTGCTAACTTCCCAAATAACTCAGCTGTTTTAAAACGCTGGTCCAATTCATTCAAATCTAATGACGATGCATTATCTGAACCTATTAAATTACGAATAATTTTCAAATATGATGACTTACCATTACTACCATCACCAGTGAGAATAAAGGTAGCGGCAAACTCATTCCTCCGGAATAAAATGTATCCGAGAATCTCTTCTAAAATGGCACGAACCTTTTTATCATTCACGGCTATTTTATTAAACGTCTTGTCCGTTACTTCATAATAAGCACCAGGAATATATGCAACTGGTATTTTGTTACGTGTAATAATCCCCGGTGTAAAATCTTCTAATTGCCACGTTTCTAAATTAAATACGCCATTTTTAACAACTACATATTTGGTAGAGGCGAAATTTTTATGTTTTGCCTTTAGCTGCAGATACGCAATTGTTTCTTGTCGTTGCATTCGTTTTAACGCTGGAATATGACGTATCATAGCTTCTTCAATGTCTTCTTGCTTGTCCGAATATACACCGTCTTTATAGATATGAAGGACATTCGTGACCTTACAAATATGATGTTCATTAATAAGGAAATCACCGAACTTTTCATGTTGGAAGGAACCCTTTATGTAAAAGGACTCCTTCATGAATGCTTCATCACGTAAGATTACATTCAGTTCACCTTGTGTCACCGGTTCTTCTAAAATGTAGTTATTTATAATAGAAATGGTTTCTTTAATATCATTTTTAGCCATTCCTTGTGACTGCAGCTTTAAGATGTACGTAAATAATTTATCGTTACGTCCATCGCCTTCACCCATTTTGGTAAGGTTCGGATTTTTCTTGTTGTATGGATATAACCAGCTTGGTAATGAATCATGTTCCGTACATTTTCTTAACCATTTACGAGTTTTACCATCAATCTTGAGTGGATCAGCTGTATTTTTGATTCCTAGCTTATAATCACAAAGAATACCAATATTGGAGAACCACTTTATTTTATTGGCCGTTATATCATAGCCTTTGAAATAAAAATGCATACCGTTTGTCGTTTCTAATACGGAACAATTAATGTTCTTATCTTCGATAATATCCAATAATGTTTCAGCTTCGCCTATATCATCAACATCAACCATGATATATTCATCATCCAAGATACCAACGAATGAATCTTCTTTTCTTGCTGTATGATAGGATAATAGTTTTGCACCATCTTTAAACTTACTGGCAGCATGTTTACCATTTCCTTTTAAATAACCCTTGTACATGTTCATCACCTACTTTCTTTTGAATTTAAAATGTAAAACAGTATAATTGATTTAAAGGAGTGATAAAATTGCAAACTATAGTTCTAAAAAGATTATTTGACTTTATTCGTAATAATCAATACCATTTTAATGTCCTTCATCAATATAGCGATTTAGAAGAAAATGTAACCTTAAGTGGAATTCATTTTTCTGAGTCCTCTTTGACTTTACATCTGAGTAATGGGAATTCACTTGAAATTCAATCATCTTCTATCGATTTAATTAGTTATGATGCTATTATCAGCAAAGATTTTGACTTAGAATCATTAAATAACACGTTAAGTTCATTTAATGATCATCCGATTAAATTCATACATTTATTGCATGATAATCAATCTAGTTGGACATTTTGCATTATTAGATAATTAAGAGAAATGGATTACACCATTTCTTTTTTTATTCTTTTCCTAAAAAATCATCGATTCGTTTATTAGCTAATTTCCAATACCACCAATAATCTAACTTACCTGGTACTTTCATACCTTTAATATCATCATTCATAATGAAACATCGTTCCGGAACATACGCTATTTTCTCAGCAACACCATCTTTTACTTTGCATAACTGTTTGTCGTTTTCGTCTACACTAGCAAACACTCGAAATACTTTTTCATTCATCCTTCTTGTACCGTATCTGGCATGACTATACTTACTACTAATTTTCACGATCTTTTGGAACTTGACTAATTCCGTACAATTAAATATGGTTTCTTCTGGATCAATGCCCTTTACGAAGTAATTCACAACTGCTTCATTTACAATCGGTAAATCATAATCAAGTGGATTCAATTTCTTTACATACGCACCTTTTGACTTATAGTTACCATCCGCATCTACTAAGATGTAATTATTAACGTCCTTTTGAATTACTTTTGCAAATTCATCAAACTCTAATCCCATTCTTGTACGTTGTTCCCATTCATAACAAATATCATCGATTAAATCGTAGTCCTCATAGTTACGCAATTTAACCAGGACACCATCGGTGTTTGATTGAACAACCTCACAATATGGTTCAAGCTTTTCAATTAGATCTAGGAGCAATGTCATTCCAGCAATACAAACGTTGTTGGCCATAAGTGGGTCATAAAGCCCGTTGTATTTATCTTTCATCGCTCCGTATGTACCATTAATTACAATCTTTAGCGGCGCCTGACGTTTATCTTTAGCCGCTTTATATTTAAGCCTTGTATCACGAACTTCACGGAACTTAGCAGGGTCTTTAATGTTCCTTGATAAATAATCGTATTCAATCATGAGTGCCGGATAATAACTTTCAACATCAATATTAAGAAAATAACCTTCACCATAATAATTGTTTCTTGCACCGTGCAAACCACCCCAAGCAAATAAGTGCGGTACACCTGCAACATTTAATTCTAAAACCTTGTTGTAATCTTTATTTTCTTTATAGAAGTCCAGGACTTCTGTGTATTTATTAATTTGTAATGTATTTGGAAACGTAAAATTAAACTCATCGTCTCTTGGAACTGCAGGTTGTTTTGCATCCAAGATAAATGCACTCAATTGAGCTTTTGTTTTTGATATGTTTCTTAAAGGAAGATTAAACATTTTTAATAGCTCAATTTGTGATTCAAACTCTGTAATTGTCTCCATAAAAATGTGCATTGTTTCATGTACATCGTGACGACAGTATTTAGTAACTTCTTCAACTTCTTCTTCTGTTAATTCACGCCTTATATTGAACGACACTGATGTTTCACGAATGTCATGACCTTGGAATCCTTCTAACTGTTTCAAAGAGCGAAACTTATTTGTCATAACATCAAAGTTATAAAGCTGTATTTTCCAAAAGTCCTTATAAAACTTCCAGCCTGGTTTATGATCAAGAATAATCCATTCATTAATTGCTTGCGGTGTAAAACCACATATGATTGCCTTTAAAATAAATTGGTCATAATGACGTGAGTTATAACCAATCCAAATATCATTTTTATGCTCATGATAGTAATCAATTAAAGCTCGTTCATTATTAACAAATACTTTTTCCGATTGATCGTCGGTATCTGCAATAACTACTAACCAATCATTTGCGAATACTTCAAAGTCATAAAAGAGCATGCTATCACTCCTTTATAAACCGCTTTGCGTATCTTAACTGCATTTCGATGTATGGATCATCATTTTTTCCACCACTTACAATCCAATCACTAATTCGTTTTGTAATATCTTCTAAAACTTTTAAAGGTAATTGCGATGCGATTTTTGTTATTTCATCTAAAGGATTCATGATTGTCATCTCCTATTCTCCAAAATAAAAGGGAGCTCATTGGCTCCCCTTATTCATTTATTCAACTTCAAACACTTCTAAAATTTTGAACTGGTCAAAGCCATTTTTATCTGTTTCTTTACTTAGTAAGTATTCAACTTGACCATCGATATCTTCATGAATATCAAGCACTAAATCCGCATACTCTCCAAAGCTAGTAAACTTAACATCATCTTTATCGCAATCCCATAACGCACGTAACATTTCGTTATTTTGGTGAACCTGGAATCCAAACGCCTTATCATTTTGCGGCTGCATCACCTTGTTATAGAAGAGACGTTGTCCTTCATAATCACCTTCTACAATCTTGAACCAAATCGTAAGCATTGGATCGCCTTTTTTAGACTCAGTAAGCTCTAATTTTTCAACAGCTACTTCATATTGACCGTCTGGAAGCGGTTCGAAATCTCCACCGCCGTTTTCTTCTACTTCTTTCACATCTGCAGCTAACGCTTCTAAATCTACTTTTTTATCAAATTTACCCCAGTTAAATTTTTTCTCAGCCATTATTCTTCGTCTCCTTCGTTTTCATTTAGTGCATCCATTTCTAATTGACCAGGAACAACTTCCGTCGTCCCATCCTGATTAACACTGTATTCCACCCCTTCATGTGGTTCAGTATGTTCTTCTACTTCTTTTCTAGCGGCAGCACTTTCCATGATTTCACGTGGAGTATCATAACTAAACGCTAAATCCACCAAGAAATAAGTACCGTATTTATTATGTTTCTCGCTGATTTTGAATGACGTTAAATACACATCATCTTTTGCTTCCTCAACGATTTCTTCCGCTTCTTCACGAGTATCTGCATAATGTTGTTCTTTTGAATTCAGTTCTTTTACTGCCATGATTATTCTCCTCTCTTTCTTCTAGTTCTACGTTTAGGTGCTTCATCTTCAGATTGAACATCCCCATTGGCTTCACCTGGCGGTGTATCATCCTCTACCGATTTACGTTGGCGACGTTGACGTTTTGGTTTTTCTTCTGCTGCAGGTTCTTCACTTTCTTCTTTAGCTTTACGAGAACGACGTTCACGCTTCGGCTTTTCTTCTAGCTCATCATCTGCAGACTCTTTTTGATTTTCAGCAAGCCATTTCTCGTAATCTTTTTTAGTACGTTCATCAAAAATATCATTATCTAAGAAATCTAATGACTCGCCCTTTTTAACTACAACAAAATCTTCAGATCCTTCATGTTGGAAGTACATAGTTTTTTGGGCCACATTTTCTTCATCTTGTTGCTTTTCTTTTTTCTTACGCTCACGTTTTGGCTTTTCAGCTTGACCTTCATTTCCTTCTTGAGCTGCAGTTAACTCTTCAATGAATGCATCCATCTCTAATGGAATTGTATCCACTTGGAAGTCATAACGGCCGCCACCGAATACATTTTGTTTCTTAGCAAGCTGCAAGAAACGTTTATCATCTGAATCGACATAAGCACGTAATGTTAAATCAACTGTTCCAGAAAGGAAATTCGCTACTTTATCATTGATATTTGGTTTGAATGTTGTACGCTTCGCTCCACCTTTAAGAGTGTACTCTTCAACCTTTTCTTTACTGATATAAATGATTTGGTAACCTAATGCTTTTAAACGCTTCATAGCGTTGTTAAATTCAGTTGTGACCATTGACCAACCTTTACCATATGTACCATCAGACTCATGTTCCCATCCGTTTTTATCGAATACATACACTCGGCAATGTTCATAGAGGTCTTCAACCAAATCAATTGATACCGCTTCAAAATCATTGTCTTCAGCTTCTAATTCAGCAACTACATCCAAGAATAAATCCCAGGCTAATTTACGACTTGTAACACGACCCTTTTTCGTTACTTCATCTTTAATTGAAATAACAGGTGCAGTTGTATTATCTGTGTTACCATCCGTATTTAAGAACAATACGTTTTCAACTTTATCTACGAATGTGCTTTTACCAGTGTAGCTATCCGCATAGATCCATAAGTCTGGCTTTGTATCAATCTTTTTTTCACGACGTTTGTTTTCAGGTAAAATCATTTCAATCTCTCCTTTGGCATTTTCAATTGCTTCTAAATAATTTGGTCTAAATCTTGGATTGCAAGCGAAACAGTTTTTACTTTTATTTCTCTTAGAAAAGTCTTTTGTTTTTTCAATTTCATCGATGTTATTTAGGAAATAAATTGTCTTCATGTCATCAAACTCAATTGGTACAAAAGTAAGGTTTGATTCTTCAACGGCTTGAACCAATCGTTTTCTAAACGTATGCAAATCTTCATCTTGCTTTTTCTTAATACTCGTTTTAGGAACAAACAGGTATGCTAATTTTTCAACATTGAATCCATCCTGTTTCAAGTAATCTCTATATATGTGCAATTGAGCACTGTCCATATAGTTCTTGATGTAGTTGGAATACTTAAAATCAATTACCATACACGTGCCATCAGGTGCTTGCACAATTAGATCAACGAATCCGATATAGTTTGGCTTATCAATTTTGTATTCGTGGATCAACTCGCAATCCGCGAAATTTTTCTCAAGAAACTCATGTACTTTTGGAATCAAAATTTCAAGTTTCATAGATTCTTCTACAATCGCATCGTTCATTACTGGAAATGAATTATAGTATTCGTTTAATGCTGTTTCTACATCATTTTCAATTCCTGTATGTAACGCATGGCCAATGATTAAAGCATTATCAGCCCTTGTTAAATCAGGAATCTCTGTGAGTTTGTCAATGTATCGTAATCCAAAATGATATGGACAATCATTGAATAGTGATACTCGTGAGTAAGAGTACTGGGTCATTCCATCACTTCCTTAACGGCACTTAATACCGTCTCGTTTGATTTCTCAACTTGTTCAACATAGGACTGTAAGTCTTCGACTTTGCTCTTATCGATTAATAGCTCACTGTTAATAATGTATTTCAAAGCACTGTGAATGCTCTTTGCATACCCTTTAAATCTCCATTTCGATACGGATTCAATGTTTGATTTACTTAATGGCTTTTCAAGCCTTTCTACTACAACATTTAAACTGTCATATTCTTTTACACGAACATTACCAATTTCAATTAAGACTTGCTTTTCCTTTGGTTTATCCATCAGAACCACCTTTCTTTCCAGGACTCAAAGTCCTTCGGTCTTAAAATGTAAGCTTCACCGCCTGAATCATTTATCTTTCGAATGTTATAGAGTTGTAATTTACTTGGAACCCCAACATCAGTTTTCAACTCGATTCCATGAAACACACCATTTATACAAGCTAAAATATCTGGAATACCTTCTTTCGTGTACTGAGATCCAGCCCAATACTTTACGTGCCAAACATCTTGCTCTTTTAAGAATTTAATGACTTGTTTTTGAAATGCTGATTCACGCATGTAGAATCACTTCGTACTCAACCGTTCTTTGAACTACTACTCCACCGAGTTCTTTAGCTGCTCTCTCAGCATTTACACTGTCAAACTTTCTAGCATTCTCAATGTTTCTAGTTACAGTTAATACTTCTAAATTAGAAACAAATAAATTCCCCATCATAACCAAATATGAAACTTGTGTTTTTAACTGTTTATTCATACTCGTCTCCCCTACTTCACCGTAAATTTCACGTGAGCTTTTCGATTTGATACTTTTGGATAATCACCAAGTAATTCACCGTACAGCTCTGGTTCTTCAGCTTTTAACTTTGTTACATCTATCGTTGTTGAAGTAGTTGCTTCAACTCTAGTAATCTTGATTAAGTCATTATCAATAGATGTAATACTGTGTTCATCCATTGCCTTTTCAAGTTCTTCTTTTAGCTTTTTAGACTGCGCTGCAAGATTCTTTTCTTGTTGAGTGTGAATTGCAATTGCTGTCATAACCGCTAAATACTTATTTTCAAACGCTTGTACTTCATTCATTTAAGGTCACCTCGTTTAAAAGTAAAATCAGGTCCATTTTCTTTCCCTTTACGTCCAGCTTCCGCTTTTGACATCTTAGGTGTAGTTATGGCTTCTTCTATGCTCATTTTTCCTTTTTTACTTGTGCGTTCATATAACAGTTGTTTACTAATACCGTTAGCGGCTGCACGTTCAATTTGTTCCGGTGTAAATTTAGCCATTTATATTTCCTCCTTCTCAAATAACGCATCTGTGTAATCCTTACGCTCTTTTAGCACGTCTAACATACGCCATTCTATCGATCCATCTGTAAGCAAGTAATAATAGAAACAAGGCCTTTCTTGTCCAATACGGTGTGTTCGTTTCTTACTTTGCTCAAATAACTCACTCTTATCTGTTAGCGTAAAATACACAATCTTATTGGCTTTCTGTAAGTTCAATCCCATCGCTCCGGCTTGATATTGAATCAACGTTACGCTGTTTTCGAATTTCTCATAAGCTGTTAAATCTTTAAGACTTCCGTTAACCGTACTAATTGGTTTTTCGATTAAATCCACTAATGCTTCATATTCTTTTTTAAAGTTGTAAAAGATAATAATTCGGTCATTCGTACTTTCAATCAGGTCCTTTACATACTGCAGTTTGTTTTCGTTATAACTTCCGGCTAATTGTCGTAAATACAATTTCTTAGCTGCAGGTGTGTCACCGAGAAGTAACTCTTTGCCAATTTCAACAATGTGATGCTTCTTAAATTCCGTATACATTTTGGTACCAGGTATTTTTACTTTCACATCCGTTGTTTCTGGTAAATCAAATACTTCCTCAGTCTTCATAAACACCGCACCGTATTGCTTTAATTTCGCTTTTAAACGGTCGACATTTTTATAACCGGTGATTTTGTATTTACTGTTCCTGTCGTCCCACTCCTGGACTACAAATTGTTTTAAAAACAACTTTTGAGCAATCTTCCAACCTAACAAGTGAAGTTGTGACCATAATTCTTCATACTTTCCACCCGTCGGTGTTCCTGATAGCAATATGATGTTTTCAGCATTTAATCTCAAAATAAATTTTGTTTGTTTGGACTTATCGTTTTTAATTTTTGAAGACTCGTCCAACATGAGTGTGAAATTATTTAACTTCAATAATTCTTCACGTCGCCATGCACGTTCATAATTAACGATTAGAACACTTTCTTCCGGAATTTCTTCCATACATTGTTTATCGAACACGATTACCTTGTAGTCATAATGTTGTTCAAAATGCTCTTTCCAGTCGTCTATTTTGGACTTCTGACAGATTAATAAGTTATACGGTGTATTTAGTTCCCACATCTTTTCAGAGCCTACAAAGGTCTTTCCTAGACCCATATCAAGGTAGTACGCAACACGATTATGTTTATAGGTATCGTTCAACGCTCTATCTTGGTGCGGAAATAGTTTCATTTACATCACCAAATTCCATGCTATAATGACCTCAACATGTGTTTTTATTGGACCGTCAGCCCCAACTGGCGGTTTCTCCTTTTTATACAGCTCGAAAACATTCAACATTTTGTTGCTCAATTAAGTAGTCCGTTAAATTTTCTCTAAGTACGACATCCTGTCCAAACATAAAATACTTATCATCTTGCTGAATTTCACAACCATAGAAATCTGCAATTGGATGATCAGGCTCCTTAATAGATTCCTCTTCAGCAATGTCTTCCACAAGTATTGCATCGATATTACTCACACCAATGTGGAATGGTACCTTTCCAGTTGCGCCTTCATATTCAATTCCTGATAAAAAACCAAAGCTATTTTTAAATGTTTTAAATTGCGCTGCCGTAAAACTAACCTTTGCACCTGATTTAAAAACCAACGTTACTTCCTTCAATTAACTCACCTCCCTTCGAGATGAAACCTTACGGTTCATTTCCCTTAACTGACACTTTGCTTCTAATTCAGTAATAAGTAATAACGCTGGACTATTTCTCATTTCTGCACATTTTCTTACAACCTCTGATGCTTTCATTAATTTGCTTGCAGATAATACTCCATTCATAAATGGTCACCTCCCTTTCTTTTTTCCTTTATAAGTTAATATCGTTCGTAATTTCCCATCTTTCATGACCACTTCCCTGTCATAATTCGACAAAATTTCCTCGCGATTTATTTTTTCTACTTCTTCACCGTATCCCCAATATCCAGCACGAAGTAGAAATTCAGAATACCCTTCTGGAATCGGTAATTCATAACCATCTAATGTAATTCTCGTTACCTCAATACCTTCTCTAATAATCATTTCATACACCTTCTACATTTCAAGAGTGACTCCACCACTAACTCTACTTAAAGTAGAGTCTACATTAAAAAAAATTTGATCATAACTAATGTCTAGCAAATCACAAATTTTCTTTGCATTTCCTACAGTCACCTCATCAGGATGATTTTCCATGTTTCTATATGTCTGAACATGGACATTTAGCTGTTGCGCCATTTCATTTTGAGTAAATCCTTTTAGTAATCGCGCTTGTTTAATAGTGAGAATCATCACTTTCACCTCGTTTCTATTCGCTTGTAAACTCATAATAATCTACTAAAAGTAGAATGTCAACACCGATAAAACTATATTAATCTACTTTTATACCATTTAAAATAATTAAAAGTAGAATTTTTCCGACTTTTTATTGAATAAACTCTACTTTTAGTATAATATTATAGGTATAAAGTTGACGGAGGTCACTAATATGAGCATAGGAAAAAATATAAAAAAATTAAGGGATAAACATAATCTTTCGCAAAAAGAATTTGGGGAAATAGCTGGCGTTTCAGATAAAGCCGTATCAACTTGGGAAAAGGGACTAAAAGAACCAAGAATGGGAGCTATCCAAAAAATCGCTGATCATTTTGGAATTTTAAAAAGCGATATCATTGAGGATCAAGATACTAATGTCACTCACATTAGACCTAATCAACCTGAAATTAAAAATAATTGCAAAGCTATTCCATTGCTAGGATCAATAGCAGCAGGCACTCCTCTTGAAATGGTCGCTGTGGAAGAATGGATTAATGTTCCAGTTGAAATTACAGATTGTCATCCACATGCTTTTTTATTAAGAGTAATTGGCGATAGTATGAGTAAAGTAATACCACCGAATATGTTAGCGTTGATAGATCCAGATGTTGAAATTAAAAATGGAGATATTGCTGCAGTTGCGGTTAATGGATTTGATGCAACTCTAAAAAGATTTTATAGGTTCCAAGATGGAATTACTTTAGAACCTGAAAGTTATAATCCTGAATATAAAACACAATTTTATGATTCTAAAACACAAGAACACACTCCTGTTGTAGTAAAAGGAAAATTAGTTTGGTATATGGCACCTCTTAACGCTAAATTTTAAATGTAAAAGGTGATTATTTTGACTAAAGCAGCTATATATATTCGTGTTAGTACGCAGGACCAAGTTGAAAATTATAGTATAGAGGTTCAACGAGAAAGAATAAGAGCGTTTTGCAAGGCTAAAAATTGGGACGTCTATGATGAATATATAGACGGTGGTTATTCTGGTTCAAATTTAGAACGACCAAGTATAAAAAAACTTTTAAACGATTTAAAAAATATAGATGTAGTTGTTGTATACAAATTAGATAGGCTATCACGTTCTCAAAGGGACACATTAGAATTAATTGAAGAGCATTTTTTGAAAAGCAATGTAGATTTTGTATCTATCACAGAAACATTAGATACTTCCACACCATTTGGTAAAGCGATGATTGGTATTCTGTCTGTATTTGCCCAATTAGAACGTGAAACAATTGCAGAACGAATGAGAATGGGACATATCAAACGAGCTGAAAATGGTTTAAGAGGAAACGGTGGAGACTATGATCCATCTGGTTACACAAGAGAAAATGGATATTTAATAATAAAAACTGATGAAGCTAAACACATTAAGAGAGTTTTTGACTTATATGAGCAATACCATTCAATCACTAGGGTACAGGAGATATTAAAGGAGGAAGGTTATCCCATTTGGAGATTCAGACGATATAGGGACATTCTTTCTAATATATTATATATAGGGCGTGTAACATTTGCAGGAAAAGAATACGAAGGTCAACATGAGCCTATCATTTCATCAGAACAGTTTAAACGTGTACAGGTGCTTTTGGAACGTCACAAGGGGCATAATGCCCATAAAGCTAAACAAAGTCTTTTATCAGGTCTTATAACCTGTTCTTGTTGCGGAGAGAATTATGTAGCCTATAGTACAGGTAAATCTAAAGATGTTGAATCCAAAAGATATTATTACTACATTTGTAGAGCAAAGAGATTCCCAGCTGAATATGAAGAAAGATGTATGAATAAAACCTGGTCCAGAAAAAAACTTGAAGAAGTTGTTATTTCTGAATTAAAAAGTTTAACTGAAGAAAAAAAACAAACTCACAAAAAAGAGAAAAAGATTAATTACGCAAAACTAATTAAAGATATAGATAAAAAAATGGAACGTTTGCTTGATTTATTTATGAACACTACAAATATAAGTAGAAACCTTTTAGAACAACAAATGGAAAAACTTAATTTAGAAAAAGAAAAACTCCTTCTTAAACAACAAAGATCAGAAGAATCTCTTTCTCGTGAAGTAACTTTAACTGCGATAGATGATTTATTTGAAACATTAGAGTTTAAAGAAAAACAAATTATAATCAACAACTTTATAGAACAGATTTATATCAATAATGAAAACGTCGAAATCATTTGGCGTTTTTAAGTAATTATTTTATGTATTCATTTCGGGCTATTCA